GGTACGAGACCGTTACGATGATTGAGCGTAAAGGCTCCCTTCGTGAGGTAGCTACAAATTGTTTAAACAGGAATGACAGAACGAGATTCATCAAGTGCCTCAAGCGAATGAAGGATGCCTGCTCAGAGCCCATCCTCTTACTCGAAGGCACACCACTTGAGACTCTCAGGAAGTCGCAACACGTACCCGAACCCGGAGCAGCAGTCGACGCACTGATGAGACTGCTGACCGAATACGAGATAAAACTTCTTCTGTTACCTACCGCATCAAGCTCACAACGACGTGCAACAGGTGAGTGGGCAGCAAGACTTTTGATTAACGGAGCTATTCATGGCACTCGGAGCTAAGACTAACGAAGGTTTCAAAGCTGGCAACCCAGCCGTTGGAACCGGAGCATCATCCATCGGTGGTAAGATGTTCGTACTCAATGAGAACGCTTTAGCGGTTGACGCTGACCCAGACAACCCTTATGCAGACAACGGATCTGACGTACGTCCCGCTATTGTTCCAAGCATGGGACTCCAGCTTGAGATGTATGTTTGCTGGGAAGCAGTTGGTACTGGTTCAATAGCAACAACTCTTAGCACAGTACCAGAGGTATATGTTTACGGTAAAGTTCCAGACCAAGGACAAACTAGGCTCTGGCCACAAGACATTGGAGCTGAGTTCAAAGACCTTGCAGGTGACGCAGTTAACCCAGGCTTCTGGATTCCATTGACAAACACAGATGCTGCTTACACTGTCGGTACCGTAGACGATGAAACAGACACCGGAGATTACGTACAGTTCCCAGCTACTCCAGCAATAGTATCAGGAGATAGTTGGGCAATGACTCGACGTGTTCCTGTTTACCTTGCTGGTTGCACCGAAGTAATGGTACTAGTTAAGACAGTAGCTGCTGGGACAAACATCGACGCGGCTATGGTTGTTGGAAGATTCGTTGGGTGACACATGCCAACCGTAACACTACAACCTGTTGAAGCCAGAGCTATTGATACCTGGGTACAGGACGGTGCATCTACTGACCGTTCTACTCACGCCACCATGAGGGTAGGTAAGAACTCTGCAGACAAAGAGTCTAGAATCTTGTTGGACTTTAGTCTGACTCAGGTTCTAGCGAAGACATTAAGAGCAAAAGAAATCTCAAGCGTGACTCTCACATTGAATCATGCTAGTGACTTCAACTTTAATTCTTCGCACACCAAGACACTAAACGTAGCAGTGGTCGATGGTTCATTTACCGAGAATGCCACATGGGCTTATCGAGATGGGTCATCTACTGCTTGGACTTCAGCTGGCGGTGATGTTCTTGTCGCTCCTGGCTCGCAAGCAATCACATACACAGGTGATAGCGACCTTGTGATCACATCGACCAACCCTGCAGCGGGGAACTTGCTTGGACAAGTGAGAGATGCAATTTCAAATAGAGGTTTCTCTCTACGTCTGAGGATATCAATGACGATAACCTCACCTAACAGGTACACCCAGTTTCATTCCGCTTCCGCAACGACAGAATCAGATCGTCCTAAGTTGGACATAACGTATTCAAGAAAAAGAATACAGACACCTATGAAATCTTATTCAAACAAGCCTTCCAATATGAGAAGACCCAGGAGTTCCAGATGAATTACGGTAAGAAACCAATGGCTAAGAAGAATGTTAAGAAGAAGCCAGCACCTAAGAAAGCTGTAATGAAGAAGATGAAGCCTAAGGCTAAGAAGTACTAGGGCTAGTCATGCCTACCGGTTGGGAAGAATACAAGATCCATGTTCTTGCTGAGATGGAACGAATGAACAAGAAGCTCGACAAGATCGAGTCTGAAGTTCGTCACGTCCACAGAGAAATGGAATTCAATAGAGGCAGGGTATGGGTAGTAGTCAGTCTACTCGCCTTTGGTTTTTCTGTGCTTACTGACATTGTGCTCCATAACATAATGGGTTGATCTATGTCTAGTCCCGGCTTTGGTAACTACACACGCGAAGAACTTAGAAAAATTGCCTCGCTAAATGATCTATCGGGGAGTGATTACTCTACCCCTGGTGGTGATGATTTTGATTTTGATTCGGGAACAGATCCTAGAAAACGTAAACGGTTATCTAGATCTGAGTTTCGTAGACAGAAATCTGAGTACGAAAAGAAACTAGCTAAATACAACAGAGATCTTTCTGATTTTAACAAAGCTAAACAAGACAGAAAAAATCAAAAGCAAAAGCCTAAGCGTGAAACCCAAGCAAGCAGACGAAATAAATCAAAAGCTTCAAGGTTTGGGATGAACTTTAATCGGGATGAAGAAGGACAAGATAAAAGTTCAAAGCGTGTAGGAAAGTATGACCCCGTTGCACAAGCAATGAAGAAAGGTTATTACGAGTACGACGATAAGTTTTCTGCAGAAGCTAACAAGAAAGCAGAGAAAGAATTCCGAAACCAAGCGAAGCAAGATCGATTTAAAAAGTTAGATGCGATTGACCCGGAAAAAGTCTTTGCAAATATCAGAGAAGACTTTGGTCCAGACGCTGAAAATTACGCAAGAAGACAAGCTGCCGCTAGAGAAGGCGAAAGCATTTCTCGGGGTATGTACACTCGTAAAGTAGACACTTCTAAGGGATACAACCCAGCTGGAGGTGGTCGAGATATGGAGCGAATGTACAGGGATAGAAATAACAACCAAATAGCAGAGTTCCAGAAAGCAAACCAAGGCATTGATATGGAAGGTAGTAAGTATTACATACCTTGGTGGAAACAATCTGGAGTCGTTAATAGAAAAACAAGATTAAACGAGAGACAACAAAGGTTCATGCAGGGTAAGACATCTGGACCTAGTGGTCTTCCGGTTAAAGGAAGACGGGGTCGTTTTTGATGGGTAAGTTTTTTTTCTTGTCCCCGTTATTTCTCTGTTCGTGTTTCCCCGCTAGACAATCAATTCCTGCAGTCCCAGGTGTTCCCCAATTAACAGAGACCCTGAGTCCAGAGTCGGTGAGCAACCTATCCATCCTCTCAGCAGTGGGTGGTATCTGCATAGTCGCAGGAGTAATAGTTCTTCTACTGCCGGGAGCGTCCAACCTCCGGGCATTCAATGCTATACTGATCGGCATCGTATTGATACTGTTGAACATTGGGGTGAGGGAGTACCTTCCGTACATCTACATCCCGTTCATTGTGGGGACCGGAATCCTTTCTATTGCAGTTACGTACAGGGCAGTCCGGTATGTCCTGAACTGGAGAAAACAGAAATGCATATCCTCGCAGACTCAGCGTCCTTCGTCGGAACGCTCTGGTTCATCCTCCTCGTAGGAGTTGTTGCATTCGCAGCAGGAATCTGGGCACGACCACAAGTAATGAAACTCTTGGGCAAAGGTGATTGCTGCAAGAAGTAGTCTCTCGGGAAGGAGTAGACATGCCACCAAAAACAAAACCGATACCTTTTCCAACTACAGACGGAAAAGATTCTAGAGAATGGCTCGAAGCACACGGGCTTGTAGCTCGACAACCTGCAATCAGGTCATCGGATTACGAGTCCGTGTTGCATTGCCCATTCCAATACTACTTGTCACGAAGGCTTGGACTTGTTCAGTCACTCAGATGGAGTGAAGCATTGTCCCGTGGCTCGTGGTTTCACAAACGCTTTGAGTACTACAACCTCCCCGCTAGTGAAGCCAAGAAAAAAATGGAGGAGGATTTTGAGGTACGAGAGAAAGAACTTACAGAGATATGCCATACCCGGGGCATCAAAGGTGAGTCTAAAAGCAATGTGATTCAAAGAGAATACAAAGACATGCTCTGTGCCAGTGCTTGGTATGAAGCATCTATGGATACATTCCTAGAAAAAATACGTAACCCATATTGGCGTGTACTAGGAACAGAGATTGTTGCAGAGTACAAACATCCTGAGTTCGGTAGGCTCCTGGCCCAGTACGACATGCTTCTCTATCACGAAAAGCAAAACTCAGTGTGGGTAGTAGACCTCAAGACAACAGCACACAATCCAATCGAAAGATTGCAGACATGCACGATTGAATTTCAAACACAACACTACATGCACATACTCAAGTGGATGTTAGAAGAGCAGTCATTGACTAAGCCATTCGATATCCCAAGGGATGCAAGGCTGGGTGGGATGATGCATGTTGCTATTCAAAAGCCAACGATAACCTTTGGTCTAACCGATAGAGATTACACCGAGAACGAACATGAGATTACTCGAGGTCCTAGGAAAGGACAGATCGAAACTCGTAAGACATACTCCGGTGAACCTAAACTTGAGAACTACATCAAGCGTTGTACTGATTGGTACAAAGGTGAAGGTGATTATGAGCACAAGAAGTTTGAAAGAAACTCGGCTCCAACCGTAAACATTTCAAAAACAGATCACATGACCCTTGACACAAGGTGGACTACTGAGTACACTACTCGTCTTCGACTTGTAAACCACTACTCGACAGTCGATCCACTGCCTATGAACTTCCCAAAATCTTCAAGCTACTTGGTTCAGTTTGGAAAGATGAGTCCTTTCTCTCCTTTCTACCTGACACCGACAGGTGAATGGCCTGGGTTTGTTGAAGCAGAAGGGTTCATGGTAGAAGACAGAGATGATGTAGAAGTCGACATATCCTCGGTGGCTCCGTAGCCGCCCCCAGTTGCTTCGCTGCGTGGGGCGGCAACTACGCCACCTGAGGTATGACGTTTAAGGAGTAAGCTATGCCAGCTAGACAAGATCCAATCATCCTTGCGTTTAGGGATGAGATCATGAAGAAAGTAATTAAGAATAAGATTATCGATCTGGCTTATACAAATAAGGGATCGTTCTTAGATACACCAGACTTCTGCGATCAGTTCAGAAAAGTGTATGAGTGTGAGACAAGCAATCGAGTAATTCAATCGTGGATGAAAGAACTTAACATTGTCTTGCAGAGATCAGTTACTTTCATAGACATGAACCAAGATCACATTAAACAGTCGGTTCCTGTTGAAAGAGAGCCAAGCGATGAAGACTTTGAGATGGTCTTCGACAACGAGTAAAGGAGTGCAACATGGCACAAGAACTATCTGCAGGTAAAACTGCAACCCAACGATTCTCTGGTCTGGGTTTCTCTGCTACTAAGATGGTAGCTCCGCCCGGTAAACTATTCGGCTTGCTTGTTGGTATGCCTGGGGTAGGTAAGTCCTGCTTCATTCAGTCCAACCCCAACGCCTTCATCATTAACACTGACCTCTCCAGTACTACAACTGAAGAACCCAAGGCGTGCATCTGGCCCGGTATGAGTGCAGACGGTAAACCTTGCGAACCTGCAGGTTCTGGTACTTCCCCGCTAGTACTTACTTGGGAAGCGATCCTCAAGAAGAAGGATCAATTGATCTCCATGTCTAAGTCTGGTGTTGACCGACCCGATACTGTGATTGTAGACAGCATGGGTCCTGCTCTTGCACTAGTTAAAGACTGGGTAACTAAGAAAGCAGGCAAGGACAACTGGAAGGATCTCGATGGCCGTCGTGCATGGGACGATGTGTACGAGCAACTGCTCCGGTTTGCTGTTGAACTCAGACAGCATGGCTATGGTTTCTACTACGTGTGTCACTTGGTTAATGCCAAGATCCCAATAGGCGATGACCGTTACGTCATCCGACCCGAGCTTACTATTACTGATAACTTCTACAAGCGACTGTTCCCTCTCTTCGAGCTAGTCGCAGCCTTCGAGGCAGAGATAGTTACTAAGACCGAGATGGTCCAGCTCAAGAACAAGGACGGATCACCAGGACCTAAGCGTCCCAAGTCCGTGAAGAAGAAGACTCACTTTATAACTGTCAACGACGAGAAGTTGGCAGGTATTACTAAATGTCGGGTAGTGTTGCCCGACCGTTTCGAGCTTCCAGCAACTGATTCGTGGTCAGTGTTTGAGGAAGCATACATTTCATCTGCATCGTAGAAAGGGTTTCACAATGCAAAACGCAACCAAAGCAATCTTCTCCAACCTCCAATCCTCTTTCCAAGATATTCAGGCCGACCAAGGTCTGGGTTCACTGGGTGAATGGCCGAACCGTGGCCAGCACAACTGCTACGTACTGAACGTAACTGTCACCGACAACGCTACCTTCAAGGAAGCACAGGCTGCTGGTGGTCAGGAGCACGACGGTATCAGTATCCAGTTCGGGTACCAGTTGGTAGAAGATCCAGATCGTGCCGAGCCACTTGAGTGGCGTGGTGCACCCATCACAATCCCACAGAATCCTAGTGCTGTACAGCATGAGGGTTCACAGATCCGTGCTCGCATCGAGATGCAGCGGCTCAAGGGTCACATCAAGACCCTCCTCAGTCGTGAGCCCGGTGACCTGTCAGCAGACATGGATGAGATTTCCATGATGCTTTCTGGAGATCAGTCTGTTGTAGCGGTCGTTGACTGTCGTTACAATGAGCGAGGTGGCCGCACCTACAAGACCGAGTTCCTCCAGTCGTTGATTGGTGGCTGATTAGATTCCCCGCTGGTGTCCCCCTCCACTCTTCCCGGGTGTGAGGGGGACCTTTTTGCTTTTACGGGGAGGGTTAGTGTGCTTCGCCAAGATGACACAAAAGGTCTAGCCCTCCCCTTTATAGCACCTTTATCCATAGGTTGGTATGGGATTTTTATACTCCTTTCATTCCCATATGCTCGCATATAAATTTACTCTAATTAGTGGCGCTGATTTCTGTGGCTTTATGAGCACTGGTTCGATTCCAGGAAGGTGCATTGATGTCTGATGTTCTTGAGATACCGGTAACTGCCCTGATTAAATTACCACGCCATACCCCGGTAGCTGAGATTGGCGGCCCAAGGCAGGTGGCCGTTAGCAGGGGATTGAAGTGCGTAAGTAAAACGCCGAACGCCGTAAGCCGTGCCGCCGGTACGCTGTACTACTTTGAGCGGCTTGCCGAAGATGGCCCGGAGTCGTGGCTAGTAGTAGCCTTTAGCCTGACGAATAA